GTTCTTGTTAACGCAACGGATGGATCTCGGGCGCGCGTATGAGTTCGATTGATTGGTTTACTCTTTGATAACTCTTTGATTAACGAATTAGCCAGGCATTATATAGATTGGCAATAGGTTTTATACTTACGACCCCCTTGATTTGCATATAAACAAGGAACATAGCGCGAACATTTAGGCGGCCACCCCCGAAAACCAGCCGCATTTTTTTATATATATATACCTTGGAAGATTGACACACAGACACAGAAACACACAGCTTATGGATAATGAATTAAGAAATAAAATAATCACTGCAATAGTTTTTTTAGAAGAAGATAAAAATGGTTTAATTATTCATCTAAACGGATTTAGCGATGAAGATCACGCTAATACTTTTTTAAAAAAATTAATGAAAAATAGCGGCATTGAATACACTTCCATTAGGGATTTGCAGGATTTGCCAACTATACACTAATGCATATTCAATTAGATTATACGCCTAGAAAGCACCAGGCAGAATTACATAATTTATTAGATAAACATAGGTTCGCAGTTTTAAATTGCCATCGAAGATTTGGAAAAACAGTTTGTATATTAAATCATTTAATTAAGTCGGCACTTACTAACCCTTTGCCAAACCCAAGGTACGCTTATGTAGCTCCAACCTATAAGCAAGCTAAGAGTATAGCCTTTGATTATATTAAACAGTTTACCGCTAAGATACCTGGCACTAGCTATAACGAAACAGAATTAAGATGCGATCTACCTAACGGTTCTCGAATAACCCTGCTATCTGGGGAGGCGGGAGATTCTCTAAGGGGATTATTTTTAGATGGAGTTTGCATAGATGAGACTGCACAAATAGAACCTAGTCTTTGGAACGAAATATTAAGACCCGCATTATCTGATAGAAAAGGGTTTTGTTATTTTATTGGTACGCCAGCAGGAATGCAAAATTTTTTTTATGACATTTACCAGTATGCAATGTCTGATCCGAAATGGTTAGCTTATACAGCTCCTGTTTCAAGAACCAAAATTATTGACCAAGAAGAATTAGATGCTGCGGCAGCGCAGATGGGGGTAAGCAAATATAAACAAGAATTTGAATGCGATTGGATTGCCAATATTGAAGGATCTTTATATGGAAACATTATAAAAGATTTAGAACAAAAAAATCAATTAACTAAAATAGCATACGATCCAGGTTTATTAGTACACACCGCCTGGGATTTGGGAGTAGATGATAGCACCGCTATTATTTTTTACCAACAACTAGGAAACCAAATTTTAATAATAGATTATTATGAGAACAATAGGGAAGGGTTACCCCACTATGTACAAATGATTAAAGATAAAGATTATGTATATGGCGAACACTTTGCGCCGCATGACATTGAAGTTACAGAATTTTCTTCTGGAAAAACTAGGAGAGAAGTCGCATATCAATTAGGTATAAGATTTAAAATTTTACCTAAACTTCCTTTGGAAGACGGCATACACAGTTTAAAAATGGTTCTGCCAAAATGCTGGTTTGATATCGATAATACAAAATCATTAATAACTGCTTTACGTCATCATCACAGAAAATTTAATGAAAAGATGAGGATGTTTAGCAATAAACCAATTAAAGATTGGTCTAGTCATGCTTGCGATGCTGCAAGATATATGGCTTTAGCAATCAATGAACTACCAAGGGAAAAAGTTGCGGCTCAAAATTTGGCCGTTAATGATTATTCCATACACCAGGAGAAATAAATTATGGGATTTTTAATGCCAAAGGTACCCTCTATGCCAGCGATACCAGAAACCAAACCGTTACCAGAACCACCTAAGTTTAATGACACTGCTAGGGAAGAAGAAGTAGCAGCTAAAAGAGCAAAAATTAGATCTGCAAGAACAGGAAGATCATCTACTATTTTAACCAGCGCAAGCGGATTAGAAGACGATGAAAAAACAACCAAGAAAACTTTACTAGGAGGATAATATGGGAGGAATGAAAAGAGCAGTTACAAAAGCTGTAAGCATGCAAGCTGTTAAAACAATAAATGCACCTACACCCGCTCCTACAACTTATGCCAAACCTGATGCAGTAATGTCTTCGCCTACGCAAGCGGAAGTAGAACAAACGACTGCAACCCAAGCAACTACTGGAATTGCAATGAAACGAAAAGGAAGAACAAGTACCATCTTAACAGGTTCAGGCGGTTTAGGAGAAGACCAAGCAACCACAACTAAAAAAACATTACTCGGAGGATAGATGCAATTAAACCCAAAAGCAAAAATGGTTCTTGAGCGATACAAAACATTAAAAGCTCAAAGAGTTACCTGGGAAGATCATTGGCAAGAAATTGCAGATTATTTTTTACCTAGAAAAGCAAACATTACAGAAAAACATACTAAAGGCGATAAACGCCATGATAGAATTTTTGACGGTACCGCAACTCATTCATTAGAATTACTATCATCTTCTTTAAATGGAATGTTGACTAATACGATTTCGCCGTGGTTTGTGTTAAAATTTAGAAATTTAGAATCTATAGATAATGATGCTGCTAACGAATGGTTAGAAAGTTGCGCAAAAATTATGCAACAAGTATTTTCACGATCTAATTTTCAACAAGAAATATTTGAATTGTACCATGAGCTGTTAGCTTTTGGAACTTCAGCAATGTTTATTACAGATGATGTTAATGATGATTTAAGATTTAAAACTTTACACATTTCAGAACTTTTTATTACAGAAAATGAAAAAGGAATGGTCGATAGTTTAACTAGAAGATTTCATTTAAAAAATAATAATATTGCTTCTATGTACCCAGATGCGGAATTACCAAGATCAATTATATCTGACATAGAAAAAGCACCTTACGAAGATGCAGTTATTATTCACTCGGTATATCCTAACGATAAACCAATGGGGTATGATAATAATAAAAATATGGATTGGGTATCTTGCCATGTTCACGAAAAGACAGGAACATTATTAAGAGAATCTGGATTTAAAGAATTTCCCTATGTAGTACCTAGATATTTAAAATCTTCTTCCAATGAAATTTATGGAAGATCTCCAGCCATGAATGCGCTGCCAGATACCAAGATGTTAAACACTATGTCTAAAACAACTATTAAAGCTGCGCAAAAACAAATTGACCCACCTTTAATGGTTCCTGATGATGGTTTTATTTTACCTATTCGAACGGTTCCTGGAGGATTAAACTTTTATAGATCTGGAACTAGAGAAAGAATTGAACCGTTAACTATTGGCTCAAACAATCCGCTTGGTTTACAAATGGAAGAGCAAAGAAGAAAAGCCATTAGAGAAAACTTTTTTGTAGATCAGCTTATTTCTGTTCAAGGTTCTAACATGACAGCAACAGAAGTCATGCAAAGAACGGAAGAAAAAATGAGATTACTTGGCCCCGTATTAGGAAGACTTCAGTCGGAATTATTACAGCCATTAATTACTAGATCTTTTAATTTGCTTTTAAAAAATGGAAAATTACCTCCAATACCAGAAGAATTAGGAGACGAAGAAATTGAAATTGAATATGTATCTCCATTAGCTAAAGCACAAAAAACTCAAGAGCTATCTTCCGTCATGCGAGGAATGGAAATATTCGGAACCTTGCAAAACATTGCTCCAGTTTTTGATTATTTGGATATTGATGGTTTGGTTAAACACGTTCAGGATGTTTTAGGATTACCTGCAAAAATTATGAGATCTTCAGCAGAGGTAAAACAAATCCAACAAGAAAAACAACAGCAACAGGCGCAACAAATGGAATTACAACAAGTGCAACAAGTTGCAGAATCAGCGGGTGCAGCAGCTCCAGCATTAAAGGCATTAAGTGAACAGTAATGATTTAAAGCAATTAGAACTTGCTTACAAACAAGTTTTTAATTCCGAAGAAGGCAAAATTGTCTTGGAGGATTTAAAAAAAAGATGCAATTTTTATACGACATCGCACATTAAAGGCGATAGCCATGAATCAGCATTTTTAGAAGGAACCAGATCAGTCATTTTGTTTATTAGCAATATGATTAATAAAAAACCAACAGAGGAGAAAATAAATGAGTAGTGAAACAAACCAGGTAGCAGTTGAAGAAACACCAAGTCAATTGTCTGCGGAAACACCAGAAACACCAGTAACACCAGAAGCTTTAAGTTCAGATTGGAAAGAAAATCTTTCTGACGAAATAAAAGCTGATAAATCTTTAGAAAATATTAAAGACATTGAAGGTTTAGCAAAAAGTTATGTTCATGCGCAAAAATTAGTTGGCGCGGACAAAATTCCTGTACCTAACAAGTACGCAACGGAAAAAGATTGGGAATCAGTTTATGAAAAACTTGGCAGACCTAAAACGGCTGCTGAATATAAATATGAACTTCCAGAAAACCAAGAAATTAATCAACAAGCATTAGATAATTTTTCTGAACAGGCGCACAAATTAGGATTACTTCCTGGTCAAGCAAATGGAATGGTTAAATTTTATAATGATATGATGTCTCAAAGTTTGCAAGAAGTTGATGGCAAAGCCATAGCAGCTAGAGAGAATGGAACCAAAGAACTAAAACAAGAATGGGGTCAAGCTTACGATCAGAATATTAGTAAAGCTTCCAATCTTGCAAAATCTGTTATGGATGCAGATTTTTTAAATAGTAATTTAGCAGACGGAACGAAGCTTGGAGACCATCCAACTATCATTAAAGCGTTTGCAAATCTGGCTGGTAAAATGGGAGAAGATAATATTACTCAATCCTCGGGGCCAGCTTACTTAACTCCAGGTCAAATTGACAAGCAAATTGGCGAGTTAACGCAAGTAGGTTCTGCATATTGGGATAAAAACCATCCTAATCATACAGCATCGGTAGAAGAAGTTTTATCTTTACGAGAAAAAAAAAATATCGTATAGAGAAAAATAGTTAGGATAATCGCAAGACCCTAATTGACATTAGGAACAGACTAACATCAACAAGATGTAAAATTCAGGTTTCGACCCGCAAGGATAATCAGCCGCTAAACTTAAACATAACCAATAACAAAAGGAGATTACTCATATGAGCAATCAAATCACAACTTCTTTTGTCGAGCAGTATAGTTCAAATGTAACTATGCTTTCTCAACAAATGGGAAGTAAATTAAGAGGTTCTGTTGATGTGGAAACGATTAATGGCAAAAATGCATTTTTTGACCAAGTGGGTGTTACATCTGCTCAATTAAGAACGAGCAGACATGGAGATACTCCACAAATCGATACTCCTCACAGCAGAAGAAGATTGAGCTTAAACGATTACGAGTGGGCTGATTTAGTTGACGATGTCGACAAAGTTAGAATGCTAGTAGATCCTACAAGTTCTTATGCAAAAGCAGCAGCGGCAGCGATGAATAGATCGATTGACGATGTTGTTATTACTGCTCTAAACGCATCAGCTTCAACTGGTGTTTCAGGAGCAACAGGCGTAGCGCTACCTTCAACGCAAAAATTTTCAACTGGTCAACAATCCGATGGATTGACTATTGCGAAACTTTTAGCTGCGAAGAAAAAGTTTGACCTAAATGATGTAGATTCTTCTATAAAAAGATACATCGTTTGCGGGCCACAACAAATCGAAGATCTATTAGGAACTACACAAGTTACTTCATCTGACTTTGCTACAGTTAAAGCATTGGCTACTGGAGACGTGAATTCTTATTTAGGATTTGAATTTATTGTGTCTAACAGACTTCCGTTTGATGCTACTAATACAGACGACAGATTAATTTTTGCTTACACAGAAGATGCTATTAAATTAGGTATCGGAAAAGATGTATCTGCAAAGATTACTGAACGTGCTGATAAATCGTATTCTACACAGGTTTACTATTGTATGTCTTTGGGCGCAGTAAGAATGGAAGAAAAAAAGGTATTTCAAATACCTTGCGATGAATAATAACCTAAAGGAGAAATAGAAAATGGCTGTAACAACACAAAATAGCGTTGAATATGCTAATAGAATATCAGATCCTGTAGTCAAAGCTGGAACAATTGCTGATAAAGGTAAATTAAGAACATTAGCCTTTACTCACAACCAGGTTGGCGTAGGGGATGCTGGTTCAACTGTTACCCTAGGAAAACTTCCTGCGGGTAAAGTTAAAATCATCGGTGGACTATCAAGATTTTATTGTAACTGGACTGCAAGTTCACAAACAGTAGATCTAGGATGGGAAGCTTATACAGACAATACTGGTACGGCAGTTGCTGCTGATCCAGATGGTATGTTAGATGGTTTAGACGTAGATACCGTTGGTTACTTCACAATGGAAGGTAACACCGCTGCAACTAAATTGCTTGGTGGCAACCATACATTTGATAGTCAAAACGGAGTTACTATTGTAATGAAAGCAGTAGGTGCTTTGGCAGATGACGATGATCTTGCTGGCACAATTACTTACATTGTAGATTAGTAATTATTATTTTAGGCGGGAGCAATCCCGCCTAGAGTTTATGATTAAGAAAATAGACACACCCAAAACCATTACACACTTACAAAGTGGAAATTATATTTACCGATATGTTTTGGTAGATAGATTTCCAACAAGCTCAAAACATCATTTAGGTTTTGATAAAGAGTTAGAAAAAACCGAAGCTGAAATTTTTGCTTTGGTCAAACCAAGAAAACTAAGAAGAAAATATATAATTAAAAAGGATTAGATATGGCAAAACAAGGTTTATACAGTAACATACACGCAAAACGTAAAAGAATAGCAGCAGGATCAGGAGAGAGAATGAGAAAACCTGGATCTAAAGGTTCTCCAACAGCAGCAAATTTTAAAAGATCTGCAAAAACAGCAAAAAAGGCATAGATGGCTAGCGTAGTACAAATTTGTAATTCAGCATTAAATCAATTAGGTGCAAGTTCTATTACCGCTCTTACTGAAAATTCTAAAAATGCAAGAATATGCAATGAAAGATATGAAACTATTAGGGATGCAGTATTTAGATCTCATCCTTGGAATTGTTTAGTTACTAGAGTTCAATTGGCTCAAGATACAGAAACTCCAGCCTGGGGTTTTTCATATCAATATACCTTACCATCAGATTGTTTAAGAGTATTAACTATTTTAAATTATGACGCTGATTATAAAATTGAAGGCAGAAAATTATTAATTAATGAATCTTCTGTTTTTATGCTTTATTTAAAAATTGAAACAGACGTAAATCAATTAGATATTTTATTAAGAGAAACTATTGCTGCTGGATTAGCTTCCGATATTGCTTATGCCATAACCTCTAATATGGCTGTTTCAAAATTAATGATTGAAAAGTATGGTTTAAAATTATCAGAAGCAAAACATACAGACGCTAGCGAAGGATATAATACCGATCCAACATTAGGTAACACCGATCAAATTTTATCAGAAGACTTTATTAACAGTAGATATTAATTATGCCAAAACAACTTTTAAGCATACCTAGCTTTACCGCTGGGGAGCTTTCTTCGTCTATGGAAGGAAGAACTGATTTTGCAAAATATTTTAATGGCGCAAGTAACATTGAAAATTTTGTAGTGCTTCCACATGGGCCAATAACCAGAAGACCAGGAACTTATTTTGTGTCTGAAATAAAAACAAGTTCAGCAAAAACAAGATTAATACCTTTTACTTTTTCAACCGAGCAAACTTATATTTTAGAATTTGGAAATCTTTACATAAGATTTTTTAAAGATGATGGTCAAATAGTAGAATCGGATGTTACTATATCTGGAATTACTAAAGCTAATCCTGGGGTGGTAACTGCTAATAGTCATGGTTATTCAAATGGAGATTTTGTAAATATTTCTGGCGTAGCAGGAATGACAGAGGTAAACGGTAAAACTTTTAAAGTAGCCAACAAAACTACTAATACTTTTGAATTAACAGACGTAGATGGAACTAATGTTAACTCAACTAATTTTACAACTTATTCTTCTGGTGGAGTTGTTAATAGAATTTATCAAATTACCACCGAATATACGACAGCACAATTATTTGATTTAAAATTTGCACAATCCGCAGACGTTATGTATATCTGCCACAATTCACATGAAGCTTCAAAATTATCCAGAACAGGTCATACTTCTTGGAGTTTAGATGAAGTTGATTTTAAATCAACGGGGCCATTTTTAGATTCCAACACAACAGCTACGACTTTAACACCGTCAAACGCATC